CTTTCGAGCACATGTCAAAAAAATACTAAGTTTTTGTGGATTATTTGTTTAAATTAACGAAAAAATTGCTAAAAACTAATAAAAATGGTAAAAAAATTTCCAATTATGTATTTTTTCTTTCCGTTTTTGCCAGGAAAATAATTGGCAAAAAACTGCATGTGATTAAAACCCACATTTAAATTTTAAGGAGGTGCATTACATGAAAAAAAAGTCACTTAAGGAGCAAGCGCATGAGATAATCAAGATTGCTGAGGAAAGTGGTGTGCAATCCAATTTCTTTTTCGCTACTACATTCAAAAGATACCAAACTCAGTTAGATATTTTATCAGAACTTGAAAAGATTATGGCAGAAGAAGGAATGCTTGTTTCTAAAGAATATGTTAAAGGGCGAAAAAATCTATATTCCAATCCAGCGGTTGCTGAATATAACAAAACAACTGATTCGGCAAATAAGACGGTGGCAACCCTGATTAGGATCATTAAGAACTTCAATGTTGAAGAATCAACAGAGGAGGAAGATGTACTTATGAAAATGATTAATGGTAGTGACGAAGATTGAAAGCATATGATTTTTGCCTAGAGCATAGAAAGAAAAAAACCACTCCAAAATATGTCAAGCTCCAAATGGAAGAGTTTATTCGTATTTGTGATGGGAAAGATAAAAAGTATATTATTAGCGAAAAAAAATTAAGGCAGCTAGAAAACATTTTAAAGCTATTGATTATGCCAAAAGGATTAAAGGCTGGTAAAAGCCTTTATGAAACAACGTGTGGCTATCAGTGGCTTTTTTATACTGCAATTTTATGTACGGTTTATCGAGATAATCCAGAGAAAAGAAGATATGAAACTGGCGTTTTAGAAATATGCAGGAAAAATTTTAAAACTTATACCATAGCAACAATATTCATCATTCTTTTTCTAACAGAACCTCGATTCTCAAAATTTTATTCTGTCGCTCCAGATGGAAGTTTGTCGAGGGAAATAAGAGAAGCTATAGCGGAAACGATCAGATCCAGCCCTATTGTTTATGAGCATAAGGGCAAAAAAAGATTTAGGCTTTTGCGTGATTATATTATGTTTGATCCTATGCAAACTAAATATACTCCGTTATCGTATTCTACAAGCAGGATGGATGGTAAATTAAAATTGCCCACTGCTGCAGCAATGTAGCAGAATGCATCGGGGAAGAAAACTGGAAAGCTAAACAGCGAAATTATGATTTGCGTTAAATAAAAAATTTTAAAAAGAGGTGTAAAAACCTCCTGAGTATTAAATAAATCGAACATTGTCGGTACGTAAAATCATAATTTGCCATTGCGTACGAATGGCGCTGCAAGCTAATCAGAGTGGAAGGCTAAATTTAAAAATTTAGTCACACGCAACGAATAGATGCTGAAACTCTTTAATCGATTAGAGAGAATATAACGCATCCACGAAGCCCCGACAGCCCTCGAGGTTGATGATTTATTCTGAGCTTATAGGAAACTATAAGAAGTAGAGGATAAAAAGCCTTTACGATAACAAAATGAAACTCCCGAATGCTTTTATATGCGATGAAACAGGAGCATTGCCAATCTCATATCCAATTCAAGCAATGAGATCTGGTCAATTGAATATATTGAATAAATTAGGATTTGTAATATCAACTAAGTATCCGACAATAGATAATCCATTCGAAGACGAAGTCAAGTATAGTAAACAAGTGCTTGATGGGGTGGAAAAGGATGAATCAAGATTTTCGCTACTTTATGAGCCTGATAATAAAAATAGCTGGGAAACTAATGATTTGATCTTGCAGCAAGCAAATCCTGTAGCTCTTGAGATCCCAGAAATATGGGATGATTTGGTCAAAAAACGAGCCTATGCCATTGCAGTCGAAAGTGCAAGGGAAAACTTTGTAACTAAGCACTGCAATATTATATATTCTGGTACTGGGACTGAAACATACATTGACGTTAAAGAAGTTCAGGAGTGTAAGGTCGCTAATATTGATTGGAGCGGTCGTATTGTTTATATCGGTCTTGACTTATCAGAAACGAATGATAACACGTCAGTAGCTATGGTGTCAGTTGATGACGATAACAATATACTTGCTGAATCTTGGGCGTTTATCCCAGAGGGCAGGATCCAAGAAAAGACATTAAGCGAGAAAGTAAATTATATTGAACTTTGTAAAACAGATAAAGTAATTGCTTGCGGAGATAAAGTCATTGATTATGCTTTTGTTGAGGATTTTATCTTAAATTTAGAAAGTAAATATGGAGTACAAATTCAAGCAGTTGGCTTTGACAGATGGAACGCTTTGTCCACTGCTCAAAAGCTTGAAAATGCAGGATTAAACACTGTGGAAATTCGGCAGCATTCGAGCGTGCTTCATTCTCCAACAAAACTTTTAAAAGAAAAGATCTTATCAAATGCTTTTTCATATACTGAAAACAAATTATTAGAAATTAATTTCCAAAATGCTAAATGTACTTACGATACAAACAAGAACTTATATGTATCGAAAAAGAAGAGCCGAGGGAAAATTGATATGGTGGCTTCAATGATTAGTGCTGTGTACTTGCTTGAGCAAGATTTTTTCTTGAATCAGTCAGATTTTACAGTTCAAGTATTTTAGGTGGATTTGATTTTTTATTTTTGCTGAATATAATGGTAGCGTAGCCCGTTTGCGGGTCATCATTTTAAAGTTTCTTTCTTTTATAATGACGTCCACGCTTGAATCGTGGGCGCCTTTTTATGTATTCAATTACTTGGAATATTTTAATTATTATGTCCAAAATAATTTTTATATAAGAAAGCATTTAATCACCTCTCTTCCGCCTTAAACTAAGGTGAATAGAGATGAGCCCGCGAACACGAACTACGCTAATAGAATTCTATTGAAAACTAAATGATTTGCAATAAGAGACACTTCTAATAGGTGTCTCTTTTTCTATGTCAGAAACTTTGAAAGAAGGTGAGAATATGGGTTTCTTTGATTTTTTCCATTTTAACAAGCGAGATAGCACACCAGAGCCTCCAATACCAATCACGCCTCCAGTAGATGATGTACTCTTACAAGCTTTGCTTTGCAATGAAGCTATCACTCGTGAAAAAGCATTAACGCTGCCAGCGGTGAGCGGAGCGGTTGATTTCATTGGAAATATGATCGCCTCAATGCCTGTAAAACTCTATAAATACAAAAACGGTAGAGTTGAAGAACAGGAAAATGACAGTAGAGTAAAGCTCCTTAATGGTGATACTGGCGATACTTTAGATGCCTACCAACTAAAGAAAGCAATGGTCGAAGATTATTTAATGGGCAAAGGCGGTTACTGTTATATCCAACGCAAACGAAATGAAGTTGTAGCTTTGCGCTATGTACAAGATATTTACATAACTGTTTTGAAAAACTTTAAACCAATCTTTAAAGACTATGTGATTTTAGTTGAGGGGCAAGAGTATAAGCCGTATGAGTTTATTAAGCTTCTCAGAAATACCAAAGACGGAGCAACAGGCATCGGATTAACAGATGAATTGTCAAAGACTTTAGAGACCGCTTATGACACTCTTTTGTATCAATTGTCTTTAGTGAAAAGCGGTGGTAATAAGAAAGGCTTTTTAAAAGCTCAAAGAAGGCTTGGGCAGGATGAAATTGATACCTTGAAAAAAGCCTGGCGGAATATGTATGCAAATAATAGCGAGAATGTTGTTGTTCTTAACAATGGATTAGAGTTTCAGGAAAGTTCAAACTCATCCGTTGAGATGCAATTGGATCAGAATAAAAATACGCTGGCTAATGAGATTAATAGAATCTTTCATATCTATGAAGACTTTGATTTGACTTTCAAAGAAGCGATATACCCGATTGTGAAAGCATTTGAAACTGCATTAAATCGTGATTTGCTTCTTGAGAAAGAAAAGAAAAATCATTTCTTTGAATTTGATGTAAAAGAAATAATTAAGTCCAGCTTAAAAGAACGCTATGAATCATACAAAATGGCGAAAGAGACAGGATTTATGACTTTAAATGAGATCCGCAGAGCTGAAAATATGGATTACATTGAAGGGCTCGATGTTGTCAATGTTGGGCTTGGAGCGGTTTTATACGATGTCAATACTCACAAATACTACACGCCAAATACAGACACTTCTGCTGACTTAAATCAGACAGATGCTAATATCCAGCATCTCATTGAAGATAAAGAGCTGGATACTGCTTTTGAGCAAAGCGGAAATAGTAGTGAAGGCTAATGAAAGGGGGTGATGAATATGGAAGTCAGGATTAAAGGCGAGAGCGTCGAAATTTCTGGCTATGTCAATGCTATTGAAAGAAAATCAAGACCATTAATGTCAAGGATTGGTAGATTCGTAGAGCGGATCTGCAAAGGAGCATTCAAAAGAGCAATTAGTCGCAATGATAATATTCGTCTTCTCTTAAATCATAACTGGGATAGAGATTTGGGAGGGACTAAAGACGGGAATCTTATTTTAACTGAAGATAATATTGGGCTCCACGCAAGAGCAACAATTACTGACCAGGAAGTAATAGAAAAAGCAAGAAACAATTCATTGGTCGGGTGGAGTTTTGGTTTTAAAGATCGTGAAGTTGACAGCACATTGGAAAACGGAATACCAACCCGTGATGTCAAAGATCTTGATCTATACGAGGTATCAATCCTTGATAGAACAAAAATGCCAGCCTATGAGGGGACGCTTCTGACAGTTCGCTCTGATGAGGAAATTCAGTTTCATGGTGAACCTTTTGTAACTGATATTGAAATTAGAGAAGAACCCAAACCAGAGCCTAAAGAGCCACCTCAAAAGGCTGTAGAATCTAAACCAATCGATTATTCGAAATACGAAAATTTAATTAAAGAAATGAAAGGAGAAATCTAATGAAAGAATTAGTCGAAAAGAAAAATGATTTAATAACCAGAGCAGAAGCAGTAATTAATACTGCCAAAACGGAAAAAAGAGAATTAACTGAGGCTGAGGCTGCAGAACTTGCAGAAATCAGGGACAATGTCCGTAGAATCGTAAAGCATCTTGAACTTGTCGATGATATCGACGAATTAGACCGTATGGGCAGAAAAGGAGAGGGAGAAAAAGTTATGGAAAAAGAAACAACAAAAGAAGTAGAAGAAACAAGAGCAGTAGAAATCCAGGAAAGAGAAGCATTTGAAAATTTCCTCAGAGGATATGCGGTACATGAAAGAGCGGGAGAACTCACACCAACACCTTACAATCCATCATCACCAACAGCAGGTGCAGGCGGTGTCTTAATTCCAACAACAATTGTTAATTACATTATTAAGAAAGTTTATGATATTTCACCGATACTTGACAGATCACAGAAATTTAAAGTTAAAGGGAACCTGACAATACCATACTATCCTGCAGATAGTACCTACAATATCAATGTTGCATATCAAACTGAATTCTCGCCTTTGGCATCTTCTTCTGGATCATTCAAAACACAAACGTTAACTGGATTCCTTGCAGGATGCTTAACTAAAATATCACGTTCACTTATCAATAATGTTAATTTTGATATTGTCGGATTTGTAGTAGATGAAATGTCATATCAAATTAGCAGATGGATTGAAAACGAATTGCTTAATGGTACACCGAGCAAAGTAACTGGACTTTCAACGCTTTCTAATGGCATTACAGCTGCTTCTGCAACTGCAATCACCGCTGACGAGGTCGTAAAGCTTCATGATTCGATTAAAGACCAATTCCAGAGAAATGCTATTTGGATTATGTCACCTGCAACCAGAACAGCATTACGTTTACTAAAATCTAATACTGGCTATTATTTGTTAAACGATGATATCTCCACTCCGTTTGGAACTTCTTTGCTTGGTAAACCTGTATATGTTTCTGACAATATGCCAGGTATGTCAACAGGAAACAAAGCAATCTACTATGGAGATATGCATGGGCTTGCCACTAAGTTTAGCGAAGACATAAACATTCAAGTCTTACGTGAAAAATATGCAGATGAGCACGCAATCGGAGTTGTCGGCTGGCTTGAATTTGATTCTAAAGTTATTGATGAGCAACAAATTGCAGTATTGACAATGGGATAAACAAAGGGGGCTAAACAATGTTATATAAAGCGCTTGTATCTTTTAGTGGGGTTGTTTCTATGACAATGGGCGAAGTCAAGAATATTGAAAATGAAGCTATTGCCAAAGATTTATTAAAGGCGCGGTATATAGTAAAAGTTGAAGACCAAGAGAAATTCCCTTCTAAAAAGAAAACAAAATGATATCTCCGCTGAGGAGGGATGCATATGAACGAATTAACTAAAGTCAGCGATATTACTTATGAAGATATCGCTGATTATTTGCGTCTTGCAGAAATTGATAACGATGATATAAACACTCTTAATAATCTTTTAAGTGTTGCCAAAACTTTTATTATTAATTATACAGGTCGAACCAGTGACGAACTCGACAACTATCAGGATTTTGTGATAGTTGTTTTTGTACTTTGCCAAGATATGTGGGACAACAGAACCATGTATGTTGAAAGCAAAAATCTTAATAATGTTATCGAGACAATACTTGGTATGCATTCGGTGAATTTGCTATGAAAAGTACAATGATAAATGCTGGCAAATATAATAAAAAGATTAAAATCTACAGTACTCAGGTTGTTGAGGACGACCAAGGCTTTCAAACAGATGAAAAAACGCTCGTCCTCCAGCCTTATGCAAATGTCAGAACTACCAAGGGATTTACTTTAATTGCAAATGGTAGTGACTTTGAAAAAGCTTTTACTAATTTTACAATCAGATACCCTCATACACAGCTCAATAGAGATATGTTGATTGAATTTAAAGGGAAAACCTACACAATCGAATATCTTAATAACATTGACGAAGCTAATGTAGAATTAGAAATCCAAGGAAAGGAAGTGACACATTAATGGGTAAATTTGAAACGGCTCTTCCGTATGTGATTACTAAGGAATTTGAGGAACTTTATCGATTTTCGCCTGAAATGTATGGTGAGGTTGTAAAAGCTGGTGGGAAAGTTGCGTATGAAACAGTTAAAGCAAATGCCCCAGCATCATTCAAAAAGTCAAACATTATGAATAAATTGAAAATGACTAAGGTATATAAAACACCGTCTGACGGTGCTATTAATGTGAAAATTGGTTTCTATGGCTATTTCATAAACCATAATAAAAAAGTAACACCCGCACCGTTGGTTGCTAATGTGTTTGAATATGGTTCTTTTAAATTCCCTAAACGTCCATTCTTCCGAAGGTCTATGAGAAGTCGCCAAATAATTGTTGCGATGATGAACAAAGAGCAGGAATTATTAAAGAAGCATATAAAGTCATGGAATTGATAGGGATTTGTTATGAATGAATTAATAAAAACCATATTTACTGATTTTACAGTTGACGGGGTAAGCATCCCCGTCAAATTTTTGTTTTATGAGGGTCATGGGGAACCGTATATCACTTATCAGCAAATAGATGCGGATAATTCATTGAGTGGTGATGACGATTTGATCGGTTATGTAGATTATTATGATTTTGATATTTATTCAAAAGGCAATTACACAAATATTATTGAGAGTGTAAAAAGTTTATTAAAACAGAATGGATTTATTTGGCAGCCTAGTCGGTCAAGCCCA